AAAATGATGATGAAAACTCAAAATTAACAGAATCTAATGCTCTAAATTTTGCAGGACCAGATTGTTGTTTAACAATCATACCTGGTTTTATAGATAATGCATAATCATAATCTGGTCGTACATTATTTCCCGATCCAATTGCTGGTATTAATTGAAATATATCTAATGTTACGGATGCTGGTACTACGTTTTTTACGCTATATCCTAACATCCTTGCTATATCAAATATATTTCCTCGTTCTTCTGCTTGATGTAAAAATGATTCTTTTAAATTATTATCAGCGTAATAACTTAAAACATCTCCAATGTATGAAGCCATTTCCAAAAATAACATACCAGGTGATGATTCATTAAAATCTGTATATGTAGTTGGAAAATATTGTTTAGTAAAATCTATTAAGTTTTTTCTAAACTGACCGAAGTCTTTTGATAAATATGAAATATCTTTTATTGTGTTTGCCATGATAATTGTCTATATTAATTACTATCCCCGGTTACTGTTAATCCATCTGGTGATGCAAATATTACGATTGGATCTAATGTAAGATCATCTACAAACCCGCGAACCGTAACACGAACCGCATCTGTTAATCTAGGGTCATCATCTGCAGTAGTAATATCAACATTAACACCTAAATATGGCAGCCATTTTTGTACGGAACGAAATATTATATCTTGTATAATAGGTTTTAATTCATCGGTATTTGGCTGAAATAATACTTCTAGAAGTTCAGATCCAAATTCGGGCAAAAAATATCGTTCGCCAAGTTGTGTTAATAATAAATTTTTTAAATTAGCACGTACTTGTTTAATTGTTGTTTTCATCGGTTCAAATACACCAGACGTATTGAATTTAAAATCGATACCATATATTGCATTACTATCAGTAACTGCGTCAGCTGACGATATTATTTCATATCCCATGAATTAGCCTTTCTTTTTATTTATAGCCGACATTAATGCCGAATAATCACGTGTTAATGCTTGTTGCACTTCTGGTGCCACTTCATATACCTTACCAGTTTCCGGATCTTCCATTACCGCAGGAGATGATGTGGTAGATTTTGCATTTTGACGAGTCATACCAAATCCTTGTGCATCGCGTGAATTAAAACTCATAGTTTCATATTCATCATTCATTAAATCAGAATAACTAGTAGTACTTGATTCTACTAGCATATCTGTTTGATTGAGAATCGATGCCCATTTATTGTCAGTAAATTGTACTTTAGATTTCTTACCAGATTCTGAAACCATTTTTGGTGCAACACGTACTGTTTCGGATTTCGACGTTTGTTTAGTTGCATTAAACTTAGGCTGTTTCATCTCCGTAATTGTAGATTGTAAACCTTCGCGAAGAATTTCTGTTAATTCTTCTTTAACAACCTCTCGTACTGCTTGTTTTAACAAACCTATTAACTGTTTTGAATTCATAATGTATTATATTATTATTTATTATAAATATTATAGTTTTAATAAATTGATCCTTGTCCCCACGATTCATCAGACGGTTTTGGTCCATATACAAGTTGATTAGTTAAATCTATATAATAATCACCTTCATAACCAACCTTAGCAGATGGTGGCGTAAATTCAATATATGCTCTAGATGGCGCTTCTATTAAGTTAGTTAATATATTTCTAGCTTCATCAACTAAATCATTAACATCATCTTCCAATTTTACTAAATCTTCGCCATCTACATTATACTTAGTATAAAATATACTATCATATTGACCTAATCTAGATATTAATCCATTTGTTGATTGTTGGTATACTCCCGTTGCACTCAAAGATAAATCATTTGCTGGACTAGTACCTCCTAATAAATTACCTCTAATAATTATCTGATCATTTTCTTCATACCCAGATCCAGCATCATTAACGTTAATTGATGAATATTGATTGTTAATTATAGTTATATCAAAAGAAGCGCCATTCCCATTACCATCCGTAACCGATGGTACTTTTGTAAATATATTAGCAGATCTAGGTGACGCAACAACACCACGATTTTTGTCAACTGAAGTTATTGCACCATCAGCACCTGCTAAATCTCCATTTCCATTAATTCCGCTGTTATTAGATATTGAATTTGAATCTATTACTCCTTGGTCAATTAAATTTTGATTAACATCATCCGCAATTTTTTGAGCTGTACTTGCATTTGCTTGAATTGCTTCATTTGGACATTTATTACTAATTTCCTTTAGTGCATCAGCTAAAACAACATCGGCTAATGATATTATTAAATCAGCTGCAGCTAATATTCCTGCTAATGCTAGTACCGCAGATTTACAGTTAGAAGCTAGATCACCTACAATTTTTATTAATTTAGCAATCGGGCCTGGTGGTGCAAATGGTGGTAATGGAATAATTAATTGTACAATAGAAATTGCAGCTGCGATACCCGCAGCAATATTAATAGCTTTTCTAATCTTATCTAAACTTTTTAAAATTTTACGTATATTAGCAATTAATTTTTTTAGTTTTTCTAGATTCTTTTTTAATTGTTTAATAGAAGGATCATTACATTTAGCTCCCGGTGGTATTGAAGCAATTGATTGTTTTAATTTACCAATTAGTTTACTCAAACCTTTCATTTGTTTAACTAATAGTGGTATAATTTTTTCTACTGCCTTTGCCGGAATTCCTGTTCCTAACGCCATAACTTATGCTTTCCAGACATCCATTAACATTCTTTTGTTAATAGATTCTTTAAATAATTTAGTAATATTTCCGGTATTGTTTAATTCTTTATTTATTGGTGTACAAATTATACCACTAGAATCTTTAAACCCACATTGAATTGTTCGTATGATAATCTGTAATAATTCTAAAACAGCTGTGCTTTGTAACATAGGTTCTTTGGTAGTAGATTGGCCAAATCTGATATCAGACGAATTAATTTCAATTCCTAATTTAGCATCAATTACCGCAACATCGGTTTTTGCAGACAATACAATTCGATCTGCTACACCGATTAATTGAGACTTATTAAATGACGCAGCTGGACCACCCTTTGTTAATGGATAACTTAATTTTAATCCAGGTATTGATTGTTTAGATGTTAAATACAAACTAGATGCATCTAATTGGATGTCTTCATGTATAAATTCTTTTGCTGGTTTATTGTTACGACCATTAGATAACATAATTATAGGATCGCCAGGTTCTCCACTAATTTTGCTTTGTTGTGATATTGTGTATAATGATCCTCCTTGCACGATGCTGCTAAAACGAATACTATTACCAAATCTACCCTCTAGAATAACATCACCTTCATATGGTTGAATTGGTGAAATTGATTTTTCAGTAAAAGATTTACCAACTTGTTGTTGTTGTTCTTCGTTGCTGGTATATCCGGTTAATACATTGTGATTAACTGATGAAACAATGTCTATCGTTGTTAAATAATACCATTGATTTTGTCCATACGTTTCATTTGATGGTACACTACTTTTTAATTGGAATAATAAAATCATTTCTCCAATTAATGGTATTTTTTTCATGTTGGCATTTGCTGGCTTAGCAGTTATTACCGGCTTATTCACATACCCATCGATTCGTGCCGTAATAGAAAATAAATTATAATAATTTTGACTATACTTATACGTATCTAATGGTGCAGAATCAATAACTTCAGCTACACACAGATTAATATTATTTACATTTGCTTCATTATTCATTGTTCATCTCGTTTAAGAATAGTTTCTTTAATTGTAGCAGCTTCAGAATTTAATTTAGTAATTTCAGATTCTAATTCTGTAGAAAACGTAGAATCTGCAATACGCAATAATTCTTCTTTTTCTTCAGCGCTTAATAAACCATCATCGCCAGATATCGTCTGTTTAGTTGAAATGTATCGTTGAACAATAGCAGTTAACTTAACCAATTGGTCATCGTTTTTAACTGCTACGTCTAGATATTCTTTAATTAATGGAACAATTACAGTTGCGTCGGAAGCATTTTTAATTAATGGCTGCAACTGATTGATTAGCTGATTAATCTGACGTGCCATCTTTTTACTATTATGATACACGTCAGACATTAAATCAGCAAATGATATATTTTTAAATAATTCCGAGTCTTTATCCATATGTTCTTTTACATATAAATATTAAAACGGCAAATTTATGAAGTTATTACGTTCGTACTTTTTAAAATTGATTTCGTATATGTCTTTTAATACTTTAACTACTCTCGTAATGTTATTAGTAATTAAGCCTGTTCTTTCGCGAACAAATATATACAATGCTTTTTTGTTAAAATCTTCAATTACTTCTCGAGATTCGAATATGTGAAGTAATGAATCGGCAACTTGAATGTCTTCTTGTTTTGTAAAAATAAAATTTAAATTATCATAACAATATTCTATATACGCATCCATGAATTCTTTTAATACTAAACGCATTTCAGAATTATGTTCTTCAATTAATACGTTTCGTTGTTCATCGATGTCTAATTCAATTGCATCTTTCTTTAATTTTTTATATGCTTTATCATTTTCGCCTATTAAATAATTAAATGATGATCTTGTATAATAAGAATATGCTTTTCCATTTTTAGAATTAAATTTAGACAAACCTTGAGTTAAATGCGTAACTAAATCAGTTTGTAAATCACCAAATGTAGAATGAATATAATCTGGTTTAATTTTATTAATAGTATTTTCTGCTAACTTCATAAATGCTGGATATATAAATCTTCTATATATCCTTTCTCGTCGAATTGGATTATCTGTTTTATTATAACCAATAATAGCCAATTCGGTTATTTTTGTAAAATATATATTACTTTTCTTGGCTTTCTTCACCATCAAATTGTGTTTTAAGTGTTATTATTACTTGATTTAACATTTGAAACGTAGTACCAGCTTCATCATCTTTCTCAAATGCTCCTAAACGATCTATTTCTTGCATTTTTTCGTAAGCATCGACAATTTGTCCATACATGAATTCATTAGTTAATTCTAATTCTTCAATGTATTCTTGAGCATCCGATAATGCACCGGCTATACCCCATGCTCTAAATGTTAAATACGTTGCTGCCGCAGTTAACAATAGTATTAATATTATTGATCCAATCATAATTATTCTACGTTAAATGCACTAAATATATCAGCAATCGCAGTTCCGACGTCTGGATTATTTTCTGATAAATTTTTTAATGCGTTAGATTTTTGTATTTTACTTTTATCCGCAACTGGGGTTGAAAGTTTACCATTTCTCCATCGCTCATATTCTATAATAGATGCCATATGATCTGCGTGGTGTAAAATAACTGGTAAATTTGTTTTTAATTTTGCTTGAGCTGATCTAGCAACGAAATAAGGCTTATTTGCATCATCATACATACCGTCATGGATCTTAATAGCTTGATATTCATTCCAAGATACTTTAACTCCATATTCTTGCAATAACCAAATCGAAAGATCAGGTACCATTGCAAAAGGAATATTTGCATTAGTTTTATATAACTTACCTTGATTTTTACGATGCCAATCTGATGTTTCTACCTGATATACTTCATTACCATCTCCTGGAAACCCTACTCTACCTAAATCATGATGCATAGCTGCAAATAACATTTCTTCTTTCGTATATCCCGACATATCAGCACCTTGTGATGTCCAGGTAAAATACAATGCTTCTGTACATTCAATTACGCGAAGTATATGATCTACATATCCTCCTGAAAATGCGTTGTGAAAATGTTCCATGGAAGACGCTGGCATAAATACCATTCTTT